TGTCGCTCTCTCCGCGTATCAACAACGTCCCTAAAAGGTAGGAGGCACTCACATGACGTGGGCACCAACTTCTCCGGTTACCGGGGCTCCTCAAACCGGCCTGACATCCCCCACCTACACGCTCGCGACAGATGTCGCGCCAGACGTGAACGGTGTGGCCCGAGCCGTAACAACGCTCGGGGGCACCCAAACGGGTGTCGAAGTCAGTTCCCCCTCGAACCCATTCACCTTGCTAGCTACTCGGCCGAAGTCCATGCGGACCCTGCCGAGTTTGCTAGCGAATGGGCAACTTCCGTCCGTTCCGAAGAACACGTGGACCGTCTCCGTCCGTAAGGGCGTCGACGTTCTGTCGGGGCAACCTAAGCAAGTAATGCTTATGAAGCTGGACATTTCGGTGCCTGCTGGCGCCGACGTGGCCGATCCCGAGAGTGTCCGGGCGGCTCTTTCACTCTTCGCTGGCTCCCTTTGGGAGCAGAGCAACGAGTTGGGCGATGCCCTGATCTCGGGGGTCATCTAGTAATACTAGGTGATTCCCTTGAAAAGGCAAAGTAAACCAGAGCGGCTAGTGATAGTCGTGCTGGTTGCCCTGCTGGTCCTGCTTACTAACCAGGACCCCGAGCTGCGCAAGATTGCGCAATCGGTCTTGCATTGGCTATTGCTAATGTAAGAAGGTGTGAAAGAGAAACTGAAGTTGAGAGAGGAAACAGACCATGGCAATGTCAGATCTGCTCTTTTCGGACCTTTTGAGTGACCTAGGAAGCTACCTGCCGCCCAACTTCAAAGTTGGTGACGACTGGTCGCCGGACCTTGGCCCTACTCAGGTTGCAGCAATAGCGCTGGTTAAATCCTTTAGGAAGAAGTATTCTTCTTCTGCGAGGACCTCACCGGAAGGCGATACTGCAGCTTCGAAGAAGTTCCTCCGCTCGAATGAGCGGTGCCGAACTTGGGCTTTTGCTCCGAATACAAGCTTGGACGCGGAACTTATGGGTGAGTTTCAAAACTTGCTCTACCGGTTCTTCTATCCGAGTGGTCATAACCTTGTCCCGCACATCAACGATCTCTTTGATCGTGGAAGGTGTGGGCCCGGGGTGGCCGTTGGCGCACGAGGAGAGGACTTTTATACAAAGTTCTTTGACTCGCCGCTAACGTGTACCAAGGAGTCGCTCTCTATCGCATATAGTAACGCGATCGCCAACGACGAAAAGTACCTGTGGGGACAAGCGGACTTTGTCCGCTCTACCCAGTACGGTGACCCCGAGTTGGTTGAAGGTAGTAGGTTCCACTTCGTCCCGAAAGACGATACTACGTCCCGGTTGATTGCCATTGAACCTTCGCTGAATATGTTTTATCAGCTTGGGCTCGGCAGGCTATTAGAGGAGAGGCTCGTGTCCTTCTTTGGACTCGACATTACCTCTCAGCCTCAGATCAATCAGGAGGCGGCTCGTTTTGGAAGCGTGACCGATAGTCTAGCTACGCTAGATTTAAGCAATGCTTCTGACTCGTTGGGCTTACCCATGCTAGA